GCCTATTGAGAAACATATCGAAGCATTCAAACTTTTCTGTGTCGCAAATCGTGATGCAATTTCAAAACGAGCGGTTAATAAGCTATCAAAGGAAAAGATAATATACTCAAAGAAAGTGTATATTAATATGAAGGAGATTTTTCAGATGGCAGATACCGAGACTACTGGGGTTATCTGGATGCATCTTCTGACTATTTCTGCTCTAGTTGATCCTGCTGGAAAGGCACGTGAAATCCTAAAGGAGGAGGCTGGTAAAGGTGGAGATGAAGAGATAAACTTTCTTACAGATATTATTTCAAAGGTTGAGGCGAATGTTAAGCCAAACTCTAATCCAATGGAAGCAATTTCCTCCATTATGCAATCTGGTATTTTCACCGAGTTGGTTAGCGGAATGGGTAATGGTCTTCAAGATGGTTCTCTTGATCTAGAAAAGCTAATGGGTACTGTTCAAAAGATGGTTACAAAGCTAAGTGCTGATTCTGGAGATCCAGAAGGAGGTGAGCAAGCTATGAATATGATTAATACTATGGTTAGTAGTATGACGGCTGGTGCAAATGCTCCAACTAACGATGGTACTCCGAGACCGATGCCTGATATAGCAAGTATGATCGGGCCAATGATGGCAATGATGACAGGTGGTGGTGCCGGAGGTGTACCTAATCTAGCCGCTATGATGGGTGGGGGGATGCCTAATCTAGCCGCTATGATGGATGGAGAATCACAGAGTGACGATTCAATTGAAGAGAATATTCGGCGTCAATTAGAGGCTGCACGTGCTTCGGGTAAATTAGGATAATAGAAATTGATTTTATTACTGGTACAGTAATAAAATTGATTGAAAAACAAAACGATCAAAAGAAGGGAATATAGTAAAGAAATGGAAGTGAATTACAACAATAAAATCATTTTTACATGCAAAAAATGTTTCTTCTCGAGCGATACTGAACAACTTATCACTAACCATAATAAAACGTGTAATGGTATCTTGAATATATACCCTGAAAACATTAGCAGCATGGAAGAGAATATTAAATTATTAAACAAAATGAACGAAAAGCTATCAGCTCAGCTCGTTCTCGAGAGATTTAAGAACAAAATTTATTGTAATCTGATTGAAAATAATACAGTCATTTCTATCTCTGATATTCTTACCGAGGAAGAGGATGGCTTACATGTGTGGTCCGGTTCAGGAGATCTTCCAGTTCATATTCACGAAATCTCTCGCGGAGAAGAAAGGATTATAGTTAAAGAAGCAAAGCCACCTACTAGAGAAATCACTTCAACGATTATTAGAAAGCCACCACAAAAAATTGATAAGTGTTCTAGTGAAATCACTTCAACGATTATTAGAAAACCACCTCAGAAGATAAAAAAGACTGTCGATGCAGATGTTGTTCAAAAGTTACCTAATACAAGTGATAGTAATGTTAAAGAGGAAGTAGTAGAATCAAGAAAACAATCTTATAGATCAATAAAAACATATTTGGGTACTCTAATACAAGAAGAACCATCGGAACAAGATAGAATGGATAAAATATCACTAGTTGACTCAAAAATTCAACATATATTAGAAGGTTTTGAAGATCTGAAAGAGGTAGAAAAGAGTTTTCAAGAAACATTCGTCTTATTGAAGCAAAGCAGAATATACACAAAGATATTAAGTGATTTGGCCAGAAAAAGAATGAGTGTCTTTGGAAGAATGACTCTAATCGCTTATCAAAATCTGCTATCTGAGCAAATTCGAACGATTGAGGCTATTTTTCGTGAAAAGAATTATAGCGAAAAGAAAAGCTCTTTAATAATTTCAAAAGGGTTAACACCTCTAGAAAGCCGCCTAATATCATATTCTGGATATACACAAACGCATATAGAGATCGATGAGATACAGAAACTCGAGATTTCTCTAGATTTGGAGAAATACTCCCCTAAAGAATATGTATCATATGATAGTTCCGCTTTTGTCAATTACTTTGATAATTATGGTTTAGTATTATTTCCAATGAAAAAGAATCTAGAACGTTATTTGTTTAACCGTTACGATTTTTGGAATGTAGTGTACCTTCAACTTCCTAAAAATAATAAAGATGATCCATATTCATTTTATATACTTGAGCGTGTAACGAAAGAAAAACGATACTGGAAAATGGATTGTCGTCTGGAAGAATTATCCTCTAATTTAATATCCAGTATTTTACCAATTATGATAAAAATGTTCAGAAAATTATATAGAGATGTATTCGGCGACAATGACTTTCGAAACGATTTCTCATCAAAATGCCAAATAACAGAGTGTGATTGCGAACAGCTTCTTCAAAATATCATACTCATTAGTCAACCAAAAGAATTTTACAACGTAGTAAGAGAGATGGTAATCAGTAAAGCAACGTATATACCTACAGAAAATGATAAATTTAATCTATACGGTGATGATTCTTTACAACGCAAGAGATTTCATGAGAAAGAAGATGTAGATCTGGTTGATATAATAAAACAACTGTTTGATGATATTACTAGCGTTCAAGCTGTTGATTTTTATAGATCCAGAACAAATCTAAAATGAATTTGTATTAATAATAAACATGCCCCCGAAACTTCGTAAACGAAAACAAAGTGACGAACAACCGGAGAATGATAATACTAAAAAACATAGGATAAAATGCGAAGATGATGATATCGAGTTAAGAGAATGGCCAATAGAATCTTCAGGATCAGACAATTCTACAGAAGATCAAGATGATGAGTCTACTGAAGATGATGATAGTAGTAGTATAACAATCGATAAAGATGATAATCCAGAAGCGTATAAGATTTTACGTGCTGTTAAAGATGAAATAGCTCGTACAGAGCCTGATATAAAAAGTATGCTTCTGACACCTATGCGCCTTGAGGATAGAGCAAAACTTTGTCAATACTACGAAATATATAAAATGCAAATACCTAACACAAACGAATGGTTAGAGTGTAGGGGGCGATATAACAGTATGTTCAAGGAATACAAGTCTGGTTATGAACAGTCTAAAAAATATAGCGACGCAGATCTCGCTCGAATGGAAAGAGATGAAGAAAAATTTACTGGTTTTGATGCAAGATTAGCATTAAAGTATAAAATTCTTAACTTAGAAACTAGCAAAGAAAATAAGGAAGTTATATATAGGAGATATGAGGAATTCTTAGCATTAGATAGTGTAGATGATGAATTTGGCAAGTTAAAACATTGGTTAACATGGGCAACTGATTTTCCACATGATCTAGTAAAAGATCATGTTAGTCAAAATATAACAGAATTTATCAAGAAAGCAAAAGATAGGCTAGATAAAGAGCTTCATGGAATGGAAAAGGTAAAAGAACAGATTCTATTATTTATGTCCGCAAAAATGCGAAATCCAAGTATGGTACATGCGAATCTTGGTCTTGTTGGTCCACCAGGGACTGGTAAAACATGTATAGCAAGATTGATAGCTGATATAATGGATTGTGGATTTTCACAAATTTCCTTCGGCGGTGTTGATAAAGCAGATTTTCTCAAAGGACATGAGTATACGTATGTAGGTGCACAACCAGGAGAGATTGTGAAATGTATCAAGCGTATGGGACACAAGAATGGGATTATTTTTCTAGATGAGCTAGACAAAATTACGGATAATCCTGAAATTCGAAGCGCTCTACTACATATGATCGATCCAAGTCAAAACAGTGATTATCGTGATAATTTTCTGGGAGGAGAGATCAGAATAGATCTTTCCAAAATCTGGTACATTGGATCAATGAACTCAATTCCTACGGATGAAGCTTTAGCTGACAGATGGTGGATTATAAACGTAGGTGGATACTGTCGATCAGATAAAATAAATATTCTAGAAAATCACCTTCTACCGCGCGCATTGAAAAATTGCGGTCTTGATCCTTCATCCGTTTCTTTTCCTCAAGGCTCTGCTGGGTATTTAATAAGCAAAGTTTGTCGTTCGGGAGATAAAGGTGTGCGTACTCTTGAAAAGACAGTAAAAGATTTGGTAAATAAAATTAACTTTATTGAGATACACCAAAACGAAACAGGTATTTTACCTTTCAAAACATCCTTTCAACTTAACTATAAACTCACATTTCCTATAGTCTTGAAGACAGAACTTCTAGACAAACTACTTGAAGATAGCGATCTTGAGGTTACAATGAGTATGATGTACATCTGAAGAACTACCAAAATTATGTATATTTTTTTACTTAAAAATTTATATTATTAATTATAATATAAATGCAAGATTTGTGTGAAAAACTGTGCAAGTTTTACAATACAAATTTCCTAGATGACCAACCCGAAGAAATCCAACATAAATTTCTCTTCGCATCCTTAGACAATCAAGGAAAAGGTGTTGGAAAGCAGACATTAATGAATATCATAATCAATCATTATTTGAATACACAAAAACCGATACCACTATTTATCAGTGGACCCTCCAATGTAACTTTTCACTGGAGTAACAAATACGAAAAGATGATATATATATTCGGAGAAAATTATTCTAATAGTATTGATTGTGATGACTTTATTGAGGCTGAAGCAGCCGGTTATCCTATAGATACACATAATGCGTCGCTTATGTCATTCGAATACTTTCTTGGTCAGTTTATTAAAACAACTGATAAATATCTTGATGTTTTTCTTCAATTTCCAGCGTTATCTGATAAAGTAATTAGAAAATATAGTGAAGATTTTTTACCAGATAGACATCTTGTTAACTTATTTAATCAGTTTAAAGAATGTATTGAATTCCCAACGCGAGGTGGAGAGTCATGCAAACTCGCCCGAGTACATTATTTTGACACTCAATCATCAGATGACAATACAAGTTCTAATGATACTATAGGTCATTTTATCTTGCATTTAGGCAAAGTTATAAAAGACTATAAACTGGATGGTTTATCAACAATTAGAGATAAATATGTGCAACTTTCTTATGATGATAATTGTAATGAAGTTAAAAAGTATATGACCGAAGTGAAAGATGACACGGAATTTGAAGCTTTCTGGATTCTACCTCTTGAACAAAATGCATATGTTAAGAAGGAATTAGATAAACTAGACCAAGAACTAAAATCCAAGATAGTAGATTACATCAAAAAAGAAATCATTCAAAGAGCACACGCGGAAAGAAGCATTTGGAAAGAACTTAGAGAACGTATTTATAAGGGATCTATTGATGATGTTGAAGATGTTTTGAAAAATATGTTGAAGTCTGTTTCAAGTGTGTATTCATGTGTTGCGGATGCTTATCTGTTAGCAAGATTATTCAAAACGTTTAACCTGGAAGAAATGAAAGAAAAGGCGGCATACCAAGGTATCACAGATCAACCCGACACAGCACGTAATATAATAATATACTGTGGCAATGAGCATGCCGAAAATATCAGACGTTTTTTGAAGAATATACTTGCATTTAATGTTATTGCTAGTTTCGATAATACAAATTACCGTTGTGTTGATATGACAGCTATACAACCTTTATTTGTATATCCTAAAACGCAAGATGCAGTATCTAAAAAAGTATTGGTGCTTTGTCAACGTAAAGCAGGATTGACTTACGAAACTGATATAAATAAGCAGTTAATTCCAACACTAGAAAAAACAATCAAAACGTTCCTGGACGATGATACAGCAGATATAAAATATATGGTTGATATTAATACTGAGTTTTATCCTCAATCTAAAGCAGATTTTAATATGCTTCTAGTTACATACAATCCAGAAGCCGTAAAATTTTGCGAACAACATTCACAATTTTACGATCTTGTTGTCTTGCAAACATGCCCATTTGGTATTATTAATATGGAAATGATAAGAGGTATATTAAAAGAAGGAGGTTATGTAATATGTACAGCAGTTCAAGTTGATGGGAGATTCGGAAAAATTGCTGAACAAACACAAGAAACAATTTCAAAAAATAGCATTGATGCTGGTTTTACAAAAGTTTCCAATGATACCTTATTAACTTTTCAAAAGAAGTCTGATAGCAAATTAGGTGAGCCTAAGCCTACACCTACTCCTCCTATAGCAGAACCTAAGCCTACACCTACATCTACCCCTATAGCCGAACATAAGCCTACACCTAAGCCTACACCTACGTCTACGCCTACGCACCCAAAGAAAGTCAAAACTACTAACCTACTAGAAAAACTTACAATCGCCAAATTCGGTATTTTTGGGCTTTTACCAAATGAAACACGAAAATCTCCTAACATTAAAGATATCGTCATTGTTGATCCGGCAGGTTTAGAATACATAAGTGTTATTGGACCAGACGAAGCAGGATCATTGTCACGTGAAATTTATAATATTATTGGACTAAAAGGCGCTACCACGTTTCCAAAAGAAGTAAAAGATACTATCAAAAGAACAAGCGATGCAAAATATCACATGTATAAAAAAGATAAGACTGAATATCACGTCATACATACTGTTGGACCAGACTTTCGTGACAATGAAACGATAAGCTGGTATAATGCTATAAAGCAATTGAGTAAAACCTATTTAAATGTTTTAATTGAAGCTGAAAAACTACCACATAAGCTTAATGTAATTCATTTACCTTTGATATCGGGTGGCGTTTTTTCTGGAAAATTTGATACGAATGATATGATTCCAGAATTGACAGCTAGAGCTATCTATAAGGCTTTTAAGGATTATGGAAAGAAACTTTATAAAAACTATTGGTTATGCATTTATTCTGTTTCTGATAATACACTTGCACGTTACAAAGAAGCTTTCTTAAGAGTAGATAGTGTCAAACACTATGATTATAAAAAAGGCCAACTTATATCTAGTCCAAATATTAAATTAGACGTTAAAGAGATAAAATATGAAAACGGATCGGTTGGATATTCTACTTTGATAAAACGGAACTTACCAGACGCAAGAATAGGAGTCATGATTGCCGGAAATAGTGGAAGACCAGGTGGTGCGATAGGTCATGGATTGGATATTATTCCCAGGATTGATCATGATCTTATAAGACAAGGTGTTAACGGATTGATAAAAACTCAAGAAGAGAGCATTGTATCTGTATGGTTTAAGGGGGAGTTTGATGTAGAAAAAGAACAAGAGAAGTTGTTTCTGTCTACAATATGTGGTCTATGGGGACAAGAGACCAATGAAAGTGGAGATGAGACAATTCAAAATGTAAATTACAGAAATACTCAAGATAAGAGAGAATACGCAGATGCTTGGGTAGTACAAAATGCATCTTTGCTTAACAAACCAACTGGAAACATAATTAAAGCAAGTCTTGTATTCGTAGCTGGTCCAAATGCGAATGAATCAGCATCGAATAAAAGATCAGGAGGATCAATGTATTATACTCTAAACAAAAAGGCAATTGACGACTATAATTTTTTCAAGGATTGTGTAAAAGAAAGCGTACGTGCAGGTCTCCTTGCTATGCAAGAAGAAGGTATAACACATGCACTCGTCGCAAGAGTATCTTGTAGTCTATACGCAGGAAATCACGAACATAATATAAATAAAGAATTTAGAGATCTTGTTCAAGATATTGTTAATAATATGGAACACACATTTAGAGAAGTAACCATAGTTGGTATAAAAAGTATACAACAAGAACAATCTACTAAAAAGGCTGAAAAAAAAAAACTAGTGAGATAAAGGTTTTAACTTATAATGTTGCACATGAAATTTCCAAGGTTACTAAATGTTTGGATAGTAAAGGTAATAATATCTGTATTAATAATATTAAAAAATTTATTGACGACCACGCAAATGATTGTGATTTTATTGGAATTCAAGAATATAATAATTTAGAGGTATTGAGAGAAAAATCATTTAAACTAGCTACAATGGGGGATACACATTCTAAACCATTAAAGTACGGCCCAATCACCTTCTATGATAAAACAAAATATGGGTTAGATGTCACTTGTCATACAATGAAATTTGAATTTGGGATTGACCAGCGTCGACCTATTATAATTAATTTTTTTAACGATAATTTATGTGTTATAAATGTTCACGCTGGTCACTTTACAAAGCCTACCACTGGTGAGGTATACCAACCAAATGATATAACTACTTTTAATCTTTCTCTAAAAACATATCTAGAAACCATCAAAGAGTGTAAGGATACGTTTATACGTAAATTAAAAACATATAACATTATTATGCTTGGTGACATGAATAGTACTATAAAAGATTTTAGTATTATAATTGATGATGTACAAAGAGATTTATATGGTGGTACAAAAGAACCTACTTGTTGTTCGGATTTGGAAAAATTAGATGGTAAAATGACTATAGTAAACTTGGCTTTCGATCACGTTTTAAATAGTTTTTCAAAACAGATTAAAACAGTAGTATACCATAACTTATCATTACATTCTGATCATAATCCGGTTATCACCACAATAACCGTCTAAATAATAATACTTTTTAAAGTATTATTATCTTTTTAATAGTTAAATATGACAGAAGTTAGTGAAATTAATTTTGGCCTTTTTAAGAGAGAATCGGATGATGAAGAGAGTGAAGAGGTAGAGGTAAAACAAATACAAGAGAGTAATATAACGTCGTCAGAACTACCGCAAGAGACTGGACTTCAAAATTATAAATTTGTAATAAAAAATCTTGTTACAAATTAATTTGGATGAAATTCATAAGAGTGTTGTAGATCTTCAAAAATTCTATGTGTACCAATAGATTTTTGATCTTTATATTTATCAAAATTCTTAGACTTACTATTTTCTAATGAGATAAATGTTTTAATCACCCTATGTGCGTCGTTTACATTGTAAATGTAATTCTCATCTTTCTTAAATAGTCCTAGATTGACACCCGTGTAGTGATAAAGTGTTTCATCAGTACAAGTAGGAGGAAAATACTTATTATAATCTTCATACAATAATCTTTCAAAAAGAATTCCGAGTTGCGTCAATGAATGATTTTGTATTAAAAGAAAAGGATTACTCTTTCTTAACGCATCTAAAACGAAGGATAGTAATCTTAAATCATGACATTTATTATTTGTAGTTGCAAACTCTTTATGTGAGAAACCAAATGCTTCACCGCAAGTACCTCCAACCATTTTTACGAGAAGATTATATAACAACGAAGGTATAGGTATCCAAGATGATGAAGTAGATTTCGAACATTCACGAACATCACATATAGTTTGATATATTTCTTTTGAACTAATATCAGCATCTTCAAAAAAACAACGTCCATAATCAATAATTTTTGCCATATATGGAGATTTAAATGTAATAATGGTTCCATCTTTTAGGGTGTATTCGTAGTCGTAATATGTATTTTCAGGAGTTTTGATTATCATCACGTTTTCGTAATGCAAATCATGATGAGTAAAATGTTCCGACAAAATTGATAACGGCATATATATCTGGTATAGCAAAAATAAGAGATCATCACTATCTGTATTGCTTATGGTTGTTAGTAAATCATATAAAGATTGTGTACTATCAATATGTTCAAGCGAAATTGCTAAAAATTGTGAATTTTCACAAGCAAATTTGAGGTATCCCGCTAATTGTGAGCGATTAATTTTAGATGTAGATGTATGAATTTCTGTCAGATAAGAACTAATATTAGTTCCAGATGTAATTGTATGAGATTGGTTTTCACCTTGTTCACGAGATTTGTTTTTCATTCGTAACCATTCTGTATTATTCTTATAAAG